GTATTATGTATGCGTTATGGATTTTACAATTAAAGAACTAGCAATGAAATTTCAAATGAACAGGCAAGTAGCTGGAAATAAGTTTAGAAATGCAATTGATGATTTTAAAAAATTTTTAGATCAAATTTATTGACATTGTAATCAGTAAAGAGTAAAAGTTGATATAATTACCATTCGTGTAATTGTACATCAAATAAACATTAATTTTTGGGAGTTTTTCATGCCATATCATATGGGTAAAAAGAAAAAAAAGAAAAAAAAGAATAAGAGAAAATAGTGGTTAAGGTTGCGTCTATAAAAAATATTATAAAGGGTCTCAAGCCGAGACAACAAAAGACAATGAGAAGTCATGCTAGACACCATAGCCTAAAACACATGAGAGCAATGGCAAGAGATATGAAAAAAGGTCGTACTTTTAGACAAGCTCACATATCAGCACAAAGAAAAGTAGGCAAATAATGGCGAAAAAACGGAGAAAAGTACCAAAAGATAAGAAAACTGGTGTACCTAAGAAATATTTATCTGGTCTAAGAGGAGCAAAAAGATCAAGACGAGCTAATTTAATCAAAAGAGTTGCAAGTCTCTACAGATCAGGAAGAAGAATACCAAGAGGATTACTCAGAGCTAGGACAAGAGCATAATGGCTGTAAAAAGAAAACCTTTATCAGAAGCTACAAAAGCAACATTGCGGAGAAAAGCCAAAGCATCAAAAAGATACACATATGGCACACTTGCTAAAGTTTATCGTAGAGGACAAGGAGCTTTCTTAAGTGCTGGATCAAGGAGAGTACCGATGGCGGCTTGGGCGATGGGTCGAGTCAATAGTTTTTTAAGAGGAAGTAGGAAACACGATTTAGATTTGCGTAAAAGAAAACGCAAATGATCTGGGTCATAACAGCCATGTTATGGTATCAGGATATTGATAAGCCGATATATACTGATTACTTGCTTAAATCTTTTGACACAAAACAAGAGTGTTTAGACTTTGTTTTTTGGAATAAGGTTGAAATGCTCATGGAATTAGCTGAAGAAAAAGGCACATACGAGGGTCAATCGCTAAAAACATGGACTTTTTATTGTGAAAATAGGAGACTAGACGAAGTATGATAAAAGTTGGTGATTTATTCAAGCAAGGTATTTGTATTGTTTGTAAAATACCTTTGTTTGGGTACAAAAAGATAACTCGCAAATATTGCGGTAAGTGCAATGAAGAAAAAAGTTGAATTACCAGAGTTTATAAATTTATCTCATTATCGTATTCAAATTATACAAATCAATAACCATATATCATATGAGTTGGCTGAACAACAAGGTAGCTTTCATTCAAGAGAGATGAAGATATATGTTGATGAGACGATTATTGAGAGAGGCGGCACAATTGCGGTAGATTTGGTAAAGCATGAGCTTCTCCATGCAATATTCTATATAAGGCAAATGGACGACAAAAAAGAGGAGGATATTGTAAATGGTATGGCTACACACTATACCGAGATTGAAAAGAACAATCCAGATTATGTGAGGTGGAAACTTCAAAACTTAAATTAAACTGTATTATCAGGGTTTACTCAAACAAGAGGTTAAAATGGGAAGAAAAACAAAATTACAAGATGACATACAACATAGATTGATTTCGGCTATCGAAAAAGGTCTAACTATTGTTGATGCCTGTGAATATGCTGGAATATCAGAGAAAACTTATTACAACTGGCTGAACAAGAACACAGATGAGATCAAAGACGAAGAAGAAAGAAAAAAATTTGTGCAGTTTTTACAGGATATAAAAAAGGCTCAATCGGAATGTCAAATGTATTGTTTGGATTTCATTATGAAAGATAAGTCTTGGCAATCAAAAGCATGGCTTTTAGAAAGAAGATTCCCTGACAGATGGGCTAAAAAAGATATGACAATCAATGAAAATAATGAAAAGGTAATAAACTTCACATATGGCTAAATACAGAGGACGAGAAGTAAAACTTAATAAACCCAGTCGTGGAGATGTGAAAAAGTTTAAAGTTTTTGTAAGAGACAAGAAAACAGGCAATGTTAAGAAGATAAACTTTGGGCAAAAAGGCATGAGTATTGGTAGGAACGATCCAGCTAGGAGGAGATCATTTAATGCGAGAATGGGTGCTGTGTTAGATAAGGTAAAAGGACAAAAGACATTATCACCGGCTTACTGGAGCTTACAAGCATGGAAAAAAGGTTTTAAATTGTGAATGATAGTTCAAAGATTATGCAATGGCTCAATCAGAAGGTTAATGAGCTAAAACCAGAGGAAAAGAAAGAATTTTATTTTAATAGTGATTATGCTGGTCGGAAAGTAACCATACAAGTAAAGATAGATGCCCTTAACAGCAACACAGAAACAAGTAGCCCAAAGCAAAGTTAGAAACAGAGTTTTAGTAACTGGTCGGAGATTTGGTAAAACACACTTAGCGATTGGCGAGTTATTGAAGTATGCTTGTCAGGAGTCAAAGCAGAAAGTCTGGTATGTTGCTCCTACTTATAGACAAGCAAGACAAATATGTTGGGCTAAACTGAAAGAGGTAGCCCTAGAAAACGAGTTGATTAGTTATATAAATGAAACAGACCTTACAATAAGACTGCACAACAACTCAGAAATATCACTTCGAGGAGCTGATCGATCTTCTCAAGCCTTGAGAGGTGTCGGATTGGATTTTCTGTGTATTGATGAGGCGGCTGATGTACCCTCAGAGGCTTGGTATAGTGTACTAAGACCTACACTTTCTGATCGTAGTGTCAAAGGTGATGCTTTATTCTGCGGTACTCCAAGAGGATATGGCAACTGGTTTTACGATATTTTTTGTAAGGGCAAAGAGGACAAAGACTGGACGAGCTTTCAGTTTACTACTCTCGATGGCGGTCAAGTAGATCAAGATGAGATAAACTCAGCAAAGAACGATCTTGATGAACGGACATTCAGACAAGAATATCTGGCAACATTTGAGACTTATGCTGGAGCTATTTATTACAACTTTGATCGAGACGAGAATGTAAGGAGTTTGAAAGATAACAATACCGCAATACATATAGGCATGGACTTCAATATAGACCCAATGTCTGCGGCTATATTTCAGTTACAGAACAATATTATAAATTTTATTGATGAGGTCGTAATATACTCGTCAAATACAGACGAATTGGTAAAGGAAATCAAATCAAGATACCCTGATAGATCAATTATTGTCTATCCTGATCCAGCTAGTAAACAACGGAAAACTTCTGCTGGTGGTAGGACTGACCTAAACATATTGCAAAATGCTGGATTTACAGTCCGAGTAAAGAATGTTCACCCACAGATTAGGGATCGGATAAATGCTGTAAACTCCAGATTAAAGAATACAAACGAGCAAAGAATGATGTTCATTGATCCTAAGTGTAAGAACATAATTAGAGGCTTGGAAAGACACCTTTACAAAGAGGGAACTACGCAACCTGACAAGGATAGCGGATTTGATCATATGAACGATGCCATTGGATATGCGGTAGATTATTTGTTCCCTATAAGAAAACAATATACAAAACAATTACCTCAGAGATGGAGCGTTAAATAATGTACTCAATTAGTCAAAATATAGATTCATTAATTCGAGACAAAGAATTTTTGGAAAACAAACACGAAAATTATGATCTCATGATCCACAGATGGAACTTTTACTTGAGATCATATCTTGGTGGAGAAGAATATAGATCAGGTAGTTTCTTACATGAATATGCAATGGAACTAGATATAGAATATCAAAACAGAATAAATTATACACCCATAGACAATCATTGCAGAAATATAATTAGTATTTACTCTAGTTTCTTATTCAGAGTGCCACCAACAAGAGAATATGGCTCTTTACAAGATGATCCTAGTTTAGAATCATTCTTAAATGATACGGACTTAGACGGACAAAACTTTAATGCGTTTATGAAGAACGCACAGACTTATTCTAGTGTATATGGCAATGTTTGGATATTTGTCGATAAACCTGAGAGCAATGCACAGACAAGAGCAGAGGAACTTAGTCAAGATATTAGACCATATCTGACGATGATAACTCCAGATAATGTGATGGATTGGAACTATGTAAGAGCCGCAAGTGGTAAATACATACTGGATTACATTAAGGTGCGAGAAGAAGTTACATCTGATGGGTCATATTACAGAATGTGGACACCAAATGAAATTTCTTATGTGTTTGTACCTGAAAGAGGAAAGCCAAAAACACTTGAGGTAAAGCCAAATCAGATTGGTAAAATACCAGCTATTTGCTTGTATAACAAAAGATCGCCTAGACTTGGTGTAGGAATTAGTGATCTAACAGATGTTGCATTATTGCAACAGTCTATTTACAACGAGTTATCTGAGATGGAACAGCTAATCAGATTGTCAAACCACCCTAGTTTGGTTAAAACTCAAGGAGTTGAGGCTAGTGCTGGTGCTGGTGCAATCATATCAATGCCTGATGATTTAGATAGTGGACTAAAACCTTTTCTATTACAGCCAAGCGGATCAAACTTGAGTGAAATCAGATCATCAATTGAGCAAAAGATTGAGATGATAGATAGAGCAACTCATATGTCTGGTGTAAGACAAACTAAGACACAAGTACAATCAGGGATTGCATTACAGACTGAGTTTGAAAATCTAAATTCTACATTGAGTGAGAAGGCTGATTTACTTGAAAATGCAGAAGAACAAATCTGGTCTTTGTGGGCTATGTGGCAAGGTAAGTCATTTGATGGTGAGATTGATTATCCAGACAGCTTTAACCTAAGAGATTATGCTTCTGATCTTGCTTTCTTACAACAAGCAAAAGCAAGTGGTGTAAGATCAAGCACATTCCAAAAAGAGATTGATAAACAGATTGTGGGTGCGGTCATAGATGATGATGCAGTAATCAGCACAATCAATGATGAGATCACAGCACAAGCAGAGATAGGAGTATTTGAAACAGCACAAACTCAAGCAGAGGTAGCTGAAGAAGAAGATGCCGAGTAAATTAGATTTATCTGAAGATAGCAAGATAAGTTTACCAGCTAAAAATTTAATTGCTATATTAGCGGCTGTAGCGATAGGAACATTCTCATATTTCAATCTGCTAGAGCGACTTACTCTTGTAGAAACTGAGTTACAATTAATAACAAAAGACTTAGAGGCGGCAAATGATTTTATTGATGGAGTTCCTAAAGGAGATATGGTATCGCCACAAATACAGGAACTTTTTATGTTAGTTGAATTCCTTAGTGAAAATGTAGATAAACTTAAATCTCAAATGGAACAAGAGATACCGATGATACAAAAGAACGACATGGTTATACAGTTCCATGAAGAAAGAATAATTGACCTTGAAGAAAAGAATGGGACTTACTGATGATCGAACTTGTATTTGTAATGATGATGATAAAAGATGGCGATAAAGTATTAGAGTATGTTCCAACTAATGGAATGTCAGATTGTTTATCTCAAAAGAGAATTGTTTCTCGACAAATAGGTGAGGAGCAAGAAGGTATCTATGTAAAATGTAGTGAGCTTAAAGTCGAACTAGAAAATGACATGGGTCGTTTACGGATAAAGAGGATAATTGAATGATGTGTAAAAACTGTGAGCATGAATGTCATTGTTCAAATGGTAGTCAATGTCCTAGTTGCCCTTGCATGAATTGTGAGCATAACCCACTTGATGAGTTTTGGAAAAATTTAAATGAGAAAGAGTAAGACATATTCTGCTCATGTACCTATACAAAAAGGTACATCGATTGGTCGAAACCCAATCACAAGCACAATGAACAAAAAGAAAAAGGCTAGTTTTAAAAAGTACAGAGGGCAAGGTAAGAGAAGATAGGGGGACTTTCGCCCCCCTAATTTTATTTATGGTTTTTTGGTGCAGTCCAACTTTTAACACCATATTTTTTACCAATCACTTTTTTGATAGAGTTCCATAAATCTTTTTCTAGCTCTCTATCAGCAACTTTAGATTGATCGATTATTGCAAAATCTACATAGGAGTTTCTTTCAATAATTTCTATATGTAAAGTTTTTTTAGAAACTTCATCATTAGGATAGCCATTTAAAGCATCTAATACAGAAAGACCTATATCAATCGCTGGTGATTGTCCGTCTGAGTAATTTTTAATTTTCATACAAATCACCTCCTTTCACCCTATTATACCACATAGGTTTTTGGATTTTGGGTGTTTGAAACATAAATCAATGACTTAGCAGATGACCCTCATTGATATCATTGAATAAAAAAAATGAAAAAAAGGCTTTTTTGAAAAAATGGATAAAATAGAAAAACTTGCTCAAGCAAGAGAAAATCTTGTAGATGACATTGAATTAAGACATAACAACAGATTGAATATCGCACTTGAAAATCTTGAAAGAGATGTTGTAAAGATTGCAAATGAACTACCGCAAAGGCAAGGCAAACTATTTGAAGCACGATTAGCAGTTGAGATAAGACCAAAGCTGAAAGAAGCAATTGACAAGCATTACTTATTGTGGGCTGATAACACAGTCAGAGAGTATGACAAGTTAGCAAAAGTTATTGTTGCAAACATGAAAGACTTGCCAATACCAGCAAAGTTTAAAACACTTACTGAGGTTGATATTGAGACGATTACAAATCTCAAGAGATTAAAGTTTACTGGTTTTTTAGATATTGCAACTGAGACGACTAATGCACTTGCTGATAATGTTTACTCCTCGACAATTGCTGGTAAATCATTTACCGATATGCAAAAGGAATTACAGCAAAGAATAAACGGAGTTTATATCAAAGCTGATGTAGATGAGATTGATGAATTGGTAGAGTTTGTAGCAACAACAACAGATGAAGTCGCTAGACAAAAAGCAATAGATAGGTTGCATACTTTCTATGGTGCTGATCGAACTGGTGAGAATATGAGAAGATACTCAAAGCAGTTAGCACACGATAGTTTGATGGAGTTTGATGGACAGTTTACAAAAGCGAAAGCAACTGAAGCTGGACTTACAAATTTTCTTTATTACGGAGATATAATTGGTGATAGTAGACCATTTTGTATTACGAATAGAGGAAAAATATTTTCAGAAGATGAACTTAGGGATAAGTGGTCATCTGAGAGTTGGAAAGGAAAATCTACTTCCGATCCATTTATAAGCAGAGGTGGTTATAATTGCCGACACCATCTGCAACCAACTGATCCGAGTTGGTACAATGAAAATGGCGATTTAATAATATAGGAGAAATCTACTATGGCTGACGAGCAAAAAACGGAGATTGAGAATACTGAATCTCTTGAAACAAAACAGGAAGTTGAACAACAAGAGCCAATGATCGCACAAAGCGAGTTGGATAAAATCATTGAGAAGCGACTTGCGAGGGAAAGAGCTAAAATCGAAAAAAGATTTAGTGGCATTGACCCAGACGAAGCACGAAAACTCTTAGATGAAAAAGAAGCAAAAGAAGTTGAAATGCAAAAACAACGAGGCGAATTTGATAAAGTATTAAAAGAAACTGTTTCTAAAAAAGATGCAGTTATTTCACAGTACCAAGCCGAGTTGCAAAAAGTAAGAATTGATGACGCATTGATTAAAGTAGCAAGTGAACAACAAGCTATCAAACCAGAGCAAGTAGTCAATTTATTAA